TATCTGGAGAATGGACAGACGGCCAAACAACGTATTCATCAAATTGCATTGGCCGCCGAGAAGATCTTGAAATCCGACGGCTTTGCCGAGAAATTCGAGAAATACATGGCTCTGGGATGGTATTCTTTATCGTCTCCGATCTGGGCAAACTTTGGCACTAATCGTGGATTGCCTATCTCGTGCTTTGGTTCATATATCGATGACACAATGGATTCCATTCTGGGCAAGACCGCCGAGGTTGGAATGATGACCAAGATGGGCGGAGGAACTTCGGCTTATTTTGGTGCTCTTCGCAAACGCGGAGCCAAGATTGGCACAGGTGGAGAATCCAATGGGCCAATTCATTTCATGGAGCTTTTTGAGACCATGACTAATGTGATTTCTCAATCCAATGTCAGACGGGGTTCATTTGCCGCATATCTTCCGATCGATCATGCGGATATTCTTGAATTCCTGCAGATTCGAGATGATGGCAATCCTATTCAGCATATTTCCCTTGGAGTCACGGTTCCAGACAAATGGATGAAGTCCATGATTGATGGAGATAAAGATAAACGTAAAGTCTGGGGCAAGGTACTTCAGAAGCGCTTTGAATCTGGCTATCCATACATCTTTTTCTCGGATACGGTGAACAAAGGGGCTCCTAAGGTGTATAAGGACAAAGAGATGAAGATCTATGCATCTAATCTGTGCAGCGAGATCGCCCTCTCCTCCTCTCCAGATGAATCATTCGTATGCAACCTTTCATCCATGAATCTGCTGCACTATGATGAATGGAAGAGCACGGACGCGGTTCAGACGCTTACCATGTTCCTAGATGCGGTCATGACGGAGTTTATTGATAAGACCGAGGGAGTTTCATACATGGAAGCCCCTCGTAAGTTTGCTATGAATCAGAGGGCGCTTGGTATCGGAGTCCTTGGATGGCATTCATATCTTCAGTCCAAGCTTATTCCATTCGAGTCTATGGAAGCCAAGTTGCTCAATGTGCAGATTCACAAGTGCATTCATGAGAAGGCCGAAGAGGCCACCAAAGCATTGGCCGTCATGTTTGGAGAACCGGCCTTGCTGAAGGGTACTGGCCGCCGGAATGTGACTCTGATGGCGATTGCTCCGACCACTTCTTCGTCATTCATTCTTGGTCAGGTATCTCCATCCGTTGAGCCTTTGAATTCGAATTACTTTGTCAAAGATCTGGCCAAGGGTAAGTTCACATATAAGAATCCTTTTCTGGCCTGTGTGCTTGAAGGTCATAAGAAAAATGATCGTGAAACATGGAATTCAATTCTGACCAAGGGTGGTTCGGTTCAGCATCTGAAATTCTTGACTCAACAAGAAAAAGATGTATTCAAGACATTTGGTGAGATCTCTCAGAAAGAGATTATCATTCAGGCCGCGGCTCGTCAAAAATATGTTGATCAGGCACAATCGATCAATCTTATGATTCATCCAAAGACTCCGGTTAAGGATGTAAATCAGCTGCTCATCTTTGCTTGGGAGCAAGGAGTAAAGACACTGTATTATCAAAGAGGTACAAATCCTGCACAGGAACTATCTCGCAATCTATTAACCTGTGCATCCTGCGAAGCATGAAATCAGACTTTTATTGTTCTCACTGTGAGATCTCGTACTTTGTCCGTTGGAATCCAATGGACTTTGATGATGGCGGTCATGATCTTCTTGATGAAGAAATTGAGAATAAGGAAGAATCGTGGCCTATGTACTGTCCATTCTGTGCTTCAATAGCTGATGAGGAATAGAGTATACATATATTCATGGCATTGAATCCATGGATATATCAAGGCAAAGAGTTTGTCCTTCCGGAAGGATCTGATCCATCTACAATTCAAGGATTTGTGTATTGCCTGACCAATCGAGTAACCGGTCGTAAGTACTTGGGAAAGAAGTTTTTCTGGTCCGCGAAGTCCAAACAAGTCAAAGGTAAACGAAAGAAGTTCAAGGTGGAGTCGGACTGGAAAGAATATGCCGGATCATCTGAGTACGTTCAGCAGTCTATCAAGGAGCATGGAGAAAATGCCTTTGATCGTGAGATCCTTCATATCTGTGCTTCGAAGGCCGAGTGCACCTATTGGGAAACGTATGAGATTTTCTCTCGTCATTGCCTTCTGAAGCCCGATGAGTACTTCAATGAATGGGTTTCTGGTCGTGTTCGCAGGGCTCATCTTAGAGCTCTAATCGAGACTCGTATAAGCCCATGATAATCAATATGATTTTCTAGTGTTTTTTTATTTACAAATGAAAGCTTTGAAGTAATATATTCTCAGAATGAAATAAGCAATTAAAGCTCGCCAGAGCTTAATTTTAAGACTCATGTAATTTATGAAAAACAAAAAATCATTCACGCGCGAAGCGTACGATTCGATTCGTAAACCAATGCCTCCATCTGGTCATGCACATCCATCAAGGGATGAATATATTCGGAAGCCTAAGTATAAAAAGTCATACGATGATATCATCGATGATGACAATGACTATGACGAACAGGAATAATTCACATCACATATAAATTATGCCAACACACGCATTTGGAAATCCGCTGCCACAACAGCCTCGTAAACCTATTTCGGTCATGACTCTGGTTCCATCTGGAGATCAGGTTCATTCACAGTTTGCTTACTATCTGGCCATGGCTTCATCGACACTCGTAGCCAATGGCATTGGAGTGGCATCGACCTTTGAGACTTCATCGGTCATTACAATTGCCCGGCGAAATCTTGTAGGCCATTTTCTAAGGTCAAATTGTGATTTTGCATGGTGGATTGATTCGGACATGGCATTTCCTCCAGATGCCGGCATAAAACTTTTGAATCGTGGAGTGCCTATTGTTGGAGCCAATTATCGAAAAAGGTATTTTCCGAATCCTCATTTCACGGCCATGAATGGGCAACCGGGTTCTACGACTGAATTCAAAACCACAGAAGATTCTCCTCCTCTCGAGAAAGTCGATTGTTTGCCGCAAGGCATGATGATGGTTCATCGCTCCGTGTATGAGAAGGTACCAGCTCCCCATTACATCTTTGAATATTCAAACAATCATCAGGTTGAAATCGGCGAGGACTATTATTTTTGTGACAAGGCTCGCAAGAACGGTTTTGATATCTGGTGCGATCATGATCTCTCTAAACAGGTTGCTCATATTGGAATCTTCAACTATAATTGGAATTTAGATTCTGCCGTGCAAGCCGTGAAGGATGGAATCATCAAGGTGTGATAGTTTGGTACTTATATTATGATACTTGTAGACTATTCCGGTATAGCTATATCAGCGATTCATCAAGGACTAGCTTTCTCTAAGAAGCCACTCGATGAAGGTCTGATTCGGCACATGATTCTGAATACGCTCAGAATGTATAATGTCAAGTTTCGTAATGACTATGGGCGTATGATTCTATGCTGTGATGGTGGTTCTGTCTGGCGTAAGAAGATCTTTCCGGAATATAAAGCTTCACGGGCCAAGGGACGTGAGGAATCTTCGATGGACTGGAATGAAGTCTTTCGTATCTTGAATCTGGTACGTGAAGAGGTCCGTGAGAACCTCTCATTTGAGGTCATTCATATTCAAGGTGCGGAGGCGGATGATGTCATTGCCACATTGGCCGAGATGACACAGGAGTTTGGTAAGAACGAGCCTGTTATGATAATCTCGGCAGATCATGACTTCATTCAACTTCAGAAGTACTCGAATGTGAAGCAATTTTCTCCTCGGACCAAGCAACTCATAACACATGAAGACCCAATACGTCATTTACGCGAGAAGATTCTTCGAGGTGATTCAGGTGATGGTGTGCCTAATGTGCTTTCACACAATGAATCCTTTGTAAAAGAAGGTGCTCGACAGACACCATTGCGTACTAAGCAAGTCAATGAATGGCTGGAACGATGGAATGAATTGCTCGAATACGATGATGACACGGTCTTAAAATCCAATTTCAATCGCAATCGGGAATTGATTGATCTTTCATGCATACCAGCCCAGATAAAGAATGAGATTCAGAAAGCCCATGGTATGCACAATCAAAATGAATCGTCGAAGATTCTTCCATACTTTATGCAAAAACGATGCTCGGCTTTGACATCGCTGATTTCGGATTTTATGCCTATTGGTGTATAGATATTAAATATGAATCCACTTAGACAAAAGCCGACTTTGATATTCGAGATGCTTGACATCATTGAAAAGGCGCCTACGCGCAATGATAAGATTGAGGCGCTTCGCTATATGCGATGTTTGGAACTTGAAGCTATTCTTCAAATAAATTATCATCCTGATGTTCAACTTGATCTTCCAAGTTGGCCAATTGATTTTGAAAAGGACAATGGTGATCCTGATATGTCTGCTATGCGGACACGGAATGTGATTCCTTATTTTCGAGATCTGATCAAATCCAGTCCATTATCACAATCACAGAAACTTAAAAAATTCATTGGAATACTTGAATCCGTCAATGAGCGTGAGGCAGAAGTCTTCATGCTTGCCAAAGATCGCAAACTGATTCATAAATGGCCTTCTATAACAATTGATCTTGTTCGTGAAGCTATTCCCAATATCGTGTAATGAATGAGACCATCAAATTTGGTTCACTCTGGGTACCTAAAGATTCGTCACTGAAGCGTGAAATCTATAAAGTCATATTAGATTCAGACTATGAAGGAGTGGTCGCTTCTACGGTGATTCGAATCAATACAAATCAGCCAGATTCGTTTATCTGGTTCAGTTCAATAGAAGAATTTCTAGACACTTTTATTCCAGTAAAACAATGAAAAATCAAGACTCCAATCAAACGGTTTTAGACACTTTGAAGCATTATAGAAAAGATCTATCTGATAGACTTTGGTATGCTCTTCCATATAAAGTCCGTGATTATTATTATGATATGCATGACTGGCTTTTTCCTAAAAATAAATGGGCCAGTAAGATCATTCCTAATCATTGGACTGACAAGACGCATTTGATACCAGAATTTCTATATGCGGCAGTCATCGATTTTGTTGAAAATGAAAGGGCTTTAGAACTATTCGAATGGGATAAAAAAGACAAAGGTAAAATTGAAAAGATCTATAATTGGGCCAAGTTCGAACGGTTTGCCTTTCTGAAAGATATTGAGGATAGTTATCCTTCAATTGGCATTAATGACATTGAAACTATGTTCAATTCGAATGAGTATGACGTGGCTTCGAGTAAAGAATTGTATGCTAAGACAAAAAAATTGAAAGCTCAATTTGAAAAGATTGAGACTCAGCATTTGACATGGATAGTGCAGAATCGCAGTAAGCTTTGGACTTGATTTGAAATTTAGCGATTTACTTTGTGTTATTGATAGCGTATAATTACGCCCATATATTATGAATATATTCATACTAGACAAAGACCCAATCAGTGCGGCCAAACAGCATTGTGATAAACACGTAATAAAAATGATTGTCGAAGCGGCTCAGATGCTTTCGACGGCACACCGAATATTGGACGGTGTTGAAATTAGAGAATCCCGCACTCTGGCCAATGGCACCGTACGTTCAGTCAAAGTATGGAAACATTTCGATCAGACCATGGATTCCGCTTTATATCAGGCTACACATGCCAATCATCCTTCGAATCTATGGACACGCCATACGCGTGAAAACTATAAGTGGCATTATGAACTCTTTCGGGCATTATGTGACGAATATACACATCGGTATGGCAAGATTCATGCCACAGATACAAAGCTTCGTACGCTTCTAGGCCAATTTCCGGCAAAGCTTAGTGATGGCCCACTTACACCAT